TAACTGCCATTTAGACCTCAATCCGCGTACTCACCACTAGCAATCATGTCGGTCAGCTCTAAAGCACGGCCACCAACTTGTTTTGCCCACCTAGAGTCCAAGAACTCTGTAGAGGCTTCTGTGTAGTCTCCCGCTTCCATAGCGGTTAATGCGCGTCGAAAGCCACGTAAACGCGTAGCTCCGAGGTTAAATGCAATGTCAATAATAGCATCTTTTCGTACATCATCAAGACCGTTAAACCACGCGTATTCTGAGGCTAGCTCCTTTATTACACGCTCAACATCGTTCTGTAGTAGGTAATCTATCTCGTCCTCGGACAGCCCCATACCGCCTTTCTGGTCGATATTGCGGCCTACTCCTACAGTGACCTTACCTTCAGAGCATTCATAAGCATGAGTTTCCACACCCTCATGGCGCTTTAACATGTCAATTAGCTTTTCCATATTATTTCTTACCGTTTGATCCGCCGTAGAAAAAAGCCGCACAGGTGCCTAAAATGCCTGATAGCTGGCCCAATACTAGCGAGATAATAGTCTCATCGTTCTGATCGTGGGGCAGTATGGTTACGGTCATAACGTACGCACCGTATAAAATTAGTGCCAATATACAGAACACTTTAGGTGTTAGATCGCCAGAGAACTTAGCTCTAGCATCCTTTCTGTCCTCGACTTCTGTCTTAAAGGACTCTAAATCGATCTCCATTTCGCGGATACGATCCTTAAACTCTTTGTCCGCCTCTTTGAGCAATACCGCCTTTTCAGGTTCGCGCTCTATGAGGTCTTCAATTTCGTTGGCCGTGGCATCTGGCATACCCAGTTTTTGCGCTGCCATTTTGACAGCCATGCCCGCCATTGGCCCACCCGCTGCACTGGCTATAGTAGGTGCAAGGGATTTAAGTAGGCCACCTAGTTTCATTCCGCAGCTTCCACAATTGTATCTATGGTGTCACATACATCAGGCACTATAACGCCGGTTGTTGCAGACAGGGCACCACGGCCAACTGCCCGGACACCTTTGTAAAATTGATTACAGTATATTTCTTTGTTTGCCATAACTTGCTCAACAGACGTACAGCTAGACAACGTGAAAACAGTTAAAAAGCTAATCTTTAATAAACATTTCATCCGCCATATCCTCCAGTTCTTTACGGGCTAGTTCTTTGTCTTTATTCATTTGTACTATTTTCTTGGCTTGCGTTTCTTGCTCGTCCAAAAACTCTTTTAGCCTATCCTTGTAGCCGTCCATCATGTGGTCAGCTATTCGGTCTTTCAGGTCACCCCTGTCAGCAACTCTAGTATCTTTGCTGGGGTTTATGTAGTCCGGGCCGGTATTGCTGAAGTACAGCATGGTTTGTGATTTGGAAGGGCCGTAGCAAAGACGGGGAATTCTAGCCACCATATCGCTACCCTGCACACAAGATATTTGGTTATCCAGCGTCATTGGCTTCTTAAAGCCTTTAAAGAACACGTTTGGCTTACCGAAAGTAATCAAGTTTATGTTGTCGTGCTTACCGTTGAGCATAGAGGCAGATAGCTCTGCGAGCGCACCACCAAGGCTATGGCCGCAGATCAACGTGCGTTTCTTAGGGTCTATGTGCTTTTTGACCTCTTTCCAGACTGACCTGTGTGCCATAGCAAAACCACCGTGGCACAGCCTACCCGCATATGGCACGGGGACTACGAGCGCATCTGTTAGCCAATCCCGCCCCTGCTGTGTGCCCCTAAAGGCTATAATATCTATGGACTTACGCTTCGCCACATATACTGTAGTAGATGTCCATTTGCTTTCTATTTTAATGGCATCTTTGTTCTGGTCTTTGTAAGCGTTAATTGCCCAGCTACAGGCCATGTTTAGCAGTACAGGATCGAGTCTCATTTTTCCGCCTTATTCTCTAGTCGTTTCCAAATAGCCCCAAGTGTTTCTTTAATCTCGCGTATGTCTTCACGGTAGTCTTCTTTCGCCACATATTTCTCAGGAATACGATTAAGGTCTTCCCCTATCTTATCAAGCATTGTGTATGCTCGGGTAAAGGCCCATATGACTAAAAACCCTGCTACACCAGCAACACCACTTGCAACAATTTGACCTGTCATTTCCATTATTCTTCCACGTTTAGGGGGTTATCTAGTATCCGTTGGATGCGCTCTTCCAAATCGTCACGCATCTCACGAAGTTCGTTGTCTATGTCTCTCAGACTGTCGTTGACCCGCTCTTCTAGGGCGTATACATCGTCTCTCAGCTCTCTAGTGGCAAGCACCACAGAGTCATCCGTATCTCTTGCAACGCGCTCAACTATGTCAATATCCGCTTGCAAACGATCAATGTTGTTCATTACCTCAACAATATCTTGGTCTAACGCCCGTTCCACGGCTGCTATCAACACTTCCGCAGTATCTAGTTTAGTGCTCAGTACAGCTAACTCTTCGTCATACGAGCTAAAGTCAGGTGATACGTAGGCAGTTACTGCTTCTTCCGCATCTAACAAACGCTGATACAACTCAAAGCCGCCCCACATCGCTGCGCCAATACTACCTAAAAACGGTATAACAAGCAGTAACTTGCCCCCAGAAAGCTTTACCTCGCCAACTTCTATCTCTGCCATTGCAAATCCACCAAATCGTCATAGCCCGAATTACCCGTCACACGCAACACACCCAATGGATTTGCCCGAATATTGTTCGCTGGGTAGGGCTGCGTGGACGAGTAAAACTGTTGTCTGTCCGACAGAGTAACGCTGTCGTACTGCGAAAAAGCCGGGTTGTTTGATATGAGAAAAACCGCAAGGCTCTGGTCTGTAAACCCACCCGTGTCTTCTAGGTTTTCTAGCTCGCTGTCTAAGCTCTGCTGAACATCCGCTTGAGTCATAGTCTGTATCTGAGTCTCAGCCCGTTGCACAGTACGTTGCTCGTCTTGACTAGGAGGAGCTACGTCGAAGCGGCTAAAATCCGGTAACTGTGCCGACAAGAATTGACCAACAGACTGCCCGGTAGCTATCGCGTCATTAAAGTCATTCTCAAACTGCATCTGCGTTGGCGGCGCAAGCTCCGATGTCGTAATCGTATTGGTTTCTTGCTGCTGGGCTTGTTGAGTCACAACTTGAGTGATCTGAGTCTCTGTCTGGTACACATCCGCAATCTGCTCAAACTCTTGCTGATCCTGAAGCACCATCTGTGTTTGTGAATTTACTGCATTGCTTCGATAGGTTGGCTGACCCACCGTGCTGAGTGCTATACCCACAACATCGACAGCAGGGCGTATTACCTCACGCTTTACTACCTTTTCTGCTTCTTTTTCGGGTTCCGGCTCACGAATAATCTCTACGCGCTCTACTCTTTGCACGGGTTCAACCACTGGCTCTTCACGAACTATAGCTCGGGTAGGGCGTGGCTCGGGCCTTGGTTCCCTGACTACTTGAACTGGCTCTTGCACCACTTCCACAGGTCTTTCGGCCCGCTCTGGTTCAGCTCTTACTTCCGGCTCAGGTTGTTGCTGCTGTTGCCGTTGTTGTTCAGGGCGGTCAGGCTCTCTTGGTGAAGGCTCCTCTGCTCTGGGAGCAAGGCCAAACATTTCGCGCTCTTGTTCTGTGTCTTGATAAGGCTGGGGTGGTGGAGGTGGCGGAGGTGCAGTTTGCGGCTGCCCTTGACGACTTTGGTTATCCGTAAAGAAATAATCCTCTACTTCGTCTCCAAAGACATTATCTGTGTACTGATTTGTTACGCTAGACTGAGCCACGGCATCCCAGTATCCGTCACACGTTGAATCATTTGCTGGGTTTGTACAATCCACCAACGTACTTGCGGACATGATTAGACTTGCAACACCGTTGGTTAGATCAAAAGTTGTATCACCGCCGTAGTTTTGCACATCATTTGTAGTAAACCCATTCATCTCCCATTCTTGCGTCCAAGGACTGCCAGACCCATCACCTGTGGGGAAGTTGCCACCATACCAGCCGACAAACGCCTTATGGTGAAAGCTGACATTTACATCCTCGTACTGAAACTTAAACCCGCCCGTCTTATCTACAGTCAAGCCAAACGTATTTTCGTTCGTAGTCGCGTACTCTCTAACCTTATGCCACAAGAAACTGGTAGATTCTGAATCTGTTTTGTAGAAATATCCTGCATCAGCCGCACTGCTTGTATCATCCAGATCAGTCCACATAGGCGCAATCATGTAAGAAAAGTTACTTAGGCCGTAGGTGTTGGGCATATAAGTAGGCATACCCGTGCCGTGAGTATAACCGTCACAACAATAGCCAGTTGGTGGGGCCGTTTGCCTTCCTACTCCTGTAGTTGGGTTGTACATCAGAACAAAGCCGTTGGTCGAAAACCAAGCATGAGTGAACACTTTATCCAGCCAAGGAAACGTGTGTCCCATTTGTATGCTAGTGGCTTTATCATCTACCCCAGAAAGAACCTGCGTCATGCCCGTTGGGTCAAGATCGGCAAAGCACAGTGACGGCAACAGACAGAGTAATGTTAGACGTTTCACCTAACTCTCCTGTCTGGCTCTGGAATCCTGTCAGGGTTGGCCTCCCACAAGGCTTTCGCCTCATCGCCAATCTTGCCCTCGTAAGGACAGGGTGTGCCTGCACTCATCATACTTGACCAAACTCGATAGTCTTGGCACATCAAAGATACAGCAGCCACACGCATGCCCATATCATAAAGCGTCTTACCTAACTTAATGCGCTCACAGTTTTGATCACGGACAGATCGGCCAGTAGACAGTCCTAGTATCTGAGTTTGAACCGCACCTGATATACCTGTGGTACATAAGTCTTGGCTGTAAGAGCTGCCTATTGACGGTGCGATGGCACTGGGTGGTGGAGATTCCACTTTCTGCGTAACTCGCTGAGTTGAATTGCTGACAGAGTTATTAGTGTTGACGTTGCTGTTTTGATTTATTGCGTTTATGTCAGACACAGAATTAGTTGTTTGAAAGCTCGTGCTATCAGAAGTTGATGTGCTTACGCTGGTGTTGGTATTGGTGCTGCTATTAGTGTTTTGATTTACGTTAGTTGAGCTGTTAACAGACGTACTGTTGTTGGTGTTGTTATTGGTGTTGGTGTTTAAATTCGTTATTAATCCGGTGTAGTCGGTCGTGTTGGTGTTGGTGTTCGTATTTACGTTAGTAGACGTACCAGTGTAATTTGTATCACTGGTGTTCGTATTGACGTTGGTGTTTGTATTGGTGTTGGTGTTGGTGTTGGTAGACGTTCCCGTATAGTTAGTCGTGCTAGTGTTTACGTTGTTATTGTTATTGGTGTTTGTAGACGTAGCAGTGGACGTTGCGGTGCTAGTCGCAGTCGTATTTATGTTAGTCGTTGTATCCTGCCCAAAGACAGGGAAAGCCGCGAATAATGCGGCCATCACCAATAGACGTTTCATGACTCATACCTAAAATCTTACTCAGACTCGCGTGGGTCTACCCAACCTTCTACTGCCGTGAACGTGCCGTCAGCCGCGCAGGTGTACTTGCACCCGTACCAATCTTCAGGCTCTGTAACTCCAGTGATAAGAGTGGCATTGCCGCTGTTGAGATCGCCAATGATAAACTCAGCAGGATCACCAACAGTAATTGTGTCGCTTCCCATCGTGACTGACTTGTCATCAGCAAAGAGATATCTGGATGTGTTCGTTGCATTGTCTACAATTGTCTTCATGTTTTAACCTTTCAGTAAAAGTGTTGTGTTAGCGATTGCCTTGCCAGCCGTCACGCTGGAAGACGTTGTGGAAAGTGTGCCATCGTCTTGGACGTAGTAGGTGCTGCCGATTGTGAAGTTCGTGGTTGCGCCTGTTAGCTGTAAGACTCTGCTTGTGCCGTTGGAACTGGCTCCGTTTTGGAAAGATATAACAGTCCTATCCGCAGTCGCATTGTAGGATGGTGATATATACCGAGTTAGCTGGCCTCCACCCGCCCCCGCATTAAATGTAGCAGGGGTCGTAAAAGTTATATTAGTGCCGTCTACAGAGCCAATAGCGTATTTACCATTGTCTGGGTCGTCGTCCTCATCAAGGAAAGCAACTATGAATTTATTTGCCGTGGTATCAAACGTACCTCCGTAAAAACCGCTACCAGACAACGCAGCTACAACTGTCGCGCTTCCAAAGGAGATAGACGTTCCTGAGACTGTACCAACCACCGCCGTAGGAGTTTGGTTGTTTTTGTAAGCTATAATTATTTTATTAGCAGAAGGGTCATACTCAGTTACCGTGTTATAAGTGACCGCCGCATTAAACGAAACCTCACTTCCTGCGGATATACTCGTGCCGCTGACAGTAGCTACCACTGCCTTACCGTGTGTGCTGCTGCCTGTATCTTGATAGGCAATAACAACTTTCTGTGCGGAAGAGTCATACGCCGTTGAGGGAAAAGCACACGCTCCACCCGCAATGTTTGTTAATGCGCTTCCACTGCTAACAGATGTGCCAGAAATAGTCATTACTTGGGCATCTAGCCGATTACTTGAAGTTTCGTTTTGAAATGCAAGGACGTGCTTCGCGGCATTTACATCGTAGACTGTAGCAAAACCTGCAGTATTAGATGATGCGGCGCTTGTTTGGGCACTTGCTGTACCCAGACTGACAGTGGTTCCTGAAACAGTGCCTACTACTGCCCATATGTAATACCCATTGCCACCATTAGAATAAGCTATTAGCACTTTGTTTTGAGCAACGTCATAGGTTATGGACGTAGTAGTAGTGGTACTGCTATTAAAAGCGACAGGTGTTCCGAAAGTTATTGTATTGTCTGAAGCATTAGGAGTGCCTACTACAACATATCCGTAGTTACTATTCCCCACATAACTAATAATTGTTTTGCCACTTGAACTATCGAAACAGCTTGAAACATGCTCAGGGTTTGTTCCGGCTATAAAGTTAGCCGCAGTGCCTAACGATCCGCTATAAGTTAAAGGCAACAACGACCCGTTTGTAATCGCCCCGCCCTCGACAACCACTTCGCCTGATGCAGAGTTGTTGATAGCTTGGTTGGTGATTCCTACGAAGTCGGCGGAGTTTGATGTAGTGTCCCTAAATACAACGCCTGTACCATATTCACTGTTTCCTCTATCCGTGAACACAATAGTATTTACCCCTGCCGTAGAATCATAAGCAACGTTAAAATACGAGGTGTCTCCCCCATTAAAATCGTAAATTGTTCCTATCGTAGCTGTTGTTCCAGAAATAGAAACATAGGCTACCTTGCCCTTCCCAGAATCATTGTCTTGATCGTATAACAAAACACTTTTATTCGCAGTCGCGTCATATACTAAGCGCGTTCCGGTATCAACTGTCGCTGTACTAGTGACGGCAGTTTCCCACGTTATATCCTCAGTTCCAGAGAAAGTACCAACCTGATAGCGTAATTCATTAGAGGAGGAGACAGACTTGTAAGCTAGTAGAACTTTACTTGCGCTTGTATCCCAAGCAACAGAACTAAAATTACCGTTCGTTGCCGCGAATCCTACGCCACCAAAAGATAAGCTCCCCGGACTGCCGGCAGAATACGACGCGCGAGCATATTTAATCTTATTAGAATCGCTTCCATCTTTAAACGATATAATAATATTTTTACCAGTCTGATCCGCAGCATAAGCAAGACCTATACCACCGCCGTTACTACTACCATTTGGTTCGTATTGCCCACCATTTGAAATGGTATTCGTTCCAGTAATTTCAATTAAATTGGCGTTAATTCTGGCACCGCCTTGAGAATACCCAACAATATAGCGGTGGGCATAGGTTGGGTTATCTGAGGGTGAAAAATAAAGCGCATACGTTTCATACAGTTGCCCGCCAGAATGTATTACTGCTTTTGTACCAAAGGAAATAGAACTTCCTGATATAGCGCCAGCTATAACCGTGCCGTAGCTTGAGTTACCCCCATCAGAAAATGCAATCAAAAGTTTACCGTTACCAGATGCTATGGCAATGTCGGTTGCCAATGCTGAGAGCCAAACAGCAGGAGTACCCCACGTTATTACTGTGCCTGAGACAGTACCGACGACATATGTACCGTAATTACTATTGCCCTCATCTCTATAAACAGCTATGACTTGGTTATTTACTGAGTCATAGGCAACGTCACCGAAAGATGTGACGGCTGATTCATACACATACTCAGAACCGACCCCTCCTGCAGTCTCACTTACTGCCTTAACAGTGCCGTCACTCTGCAATGCTACAGTCTGACCCGTAGCTAGATTACCACTGGCCGTGGCCGTTATGACTTTTGCGCCGCCACCTGCTGGCAGTAAATCGCTTAGATTGCTCATGTGCTGTAATCCAGATTGATGCTTGTGGTGGACATCGCTTTACCAGCGGTCACTGTAGAAGATGTGGTGCTGAGTGTGCCGTCATTTTGGACGTAGTAGGTGGTGTTTGGCACGAGGTTTGGATATGCGCTGGATAATGTGCCTACGACTGCTGTGCCATATTGACTGTTACCGTAATCTACATAAACTGTTACTGATTTATTTTGATCAGGGTCTTTTACGGCGGCTATCGTACCGCCGGGATTTGCAGAAAGAAAAACAGATGCTGGGCCGAAACTTATGGAAGTTCCGCTAATTATCCCTCCCTTCGCAGTGCCATAATCACTGTTACCACCATCCTTGTAAAATACAAACGTAGCGTTTGATGTGGGGTCGTATAAAGCCGCTGTGCCTTGTGTAGTCGCTTCATTAAATACAACTGCTGTGCCAAAGCTGACAGACGTTCCGCTTATAGTCCCAATGATTGCAGTGCCATAGGAACTGTTTCCTTCATCTCTATAGGTAATAACATTTTTACCAGAGGAGCTATCAAAGGCAGAAGATAAGTTAATAACTTGTGCGCTTTCAAAAGTCGTAGAGCTACCAAAGCTGATACTTGTCCCACTCACTGTCCCAACGATGGCCTCACCACTGCTGCTACTTTCCGCATAGGCAACGAAAACTTTGCTATTAGTGGAGTCAAAACAAGCTGTGGTGTATAGCGTCGTTGCACTATTATAGACAACCGCTGATCCAAAAGAGATGCTGGTTCCGCTTACCGTTCCAACACGAGCAGTGCCATAGTTGCTATTGCCCTCATCTTGATAGAAAGCAACAACCTTATCGTTAGCGGTATCATATACCAGCTTATTAGCCGCTCCTGACCCTAAACTTGAAGAAGCAGAACCAAATGATATTGATGTACCACTTACAGTTCCAACCTTGCACTCTATACTATTTCCAGTGGTAGTGTACATGACCACAACTTTACCAGAGTCAGGATCATAGACCGCTTTTGTATAATTAGCTGCTGCAACCACATCTACTGAAGTTCCAAATGAAATTGATGTACCCGATACGGTTCCAACGATTGCTCTGCCTTTAACAGAGTCAGGCACATCTCTATAAACAATAACAATTTTATCGTTTGCAGTATCGTAAACAACATCTTCGTATAAAGTTTCAGCACTGTTAAAAGGCACATCCGTTCCGAAAGTGGCGGATGCCTCTTGAGGCAACAACTGACTGTTGGTCACCACACCGCCCTTCATCGTGATATTGCCGCTTGCTGCGTTGGATATGGCTGCGTCTGCTATGCCTAAAAAATTTGTTGAGG